GCTGCTCCAACTAATTTTTCGTTTACAAGAGCTTGCCACCCACCTATTTTTTCAGGTTCGCCATATCTAAACCTAATATTGTCACCATCAACAAACCTACCCTCTGCATCCGCAGGTGTGGATTGTTTGTCGAATCCTGGTGCTATATTTACTTTTGCTAAAGGCATACGGAATTATACCACTAAAGTATGTTGTTTGCATCATCCACAATATTTTGCTTTTCTGGCGGTAATCCTTCTTGCATTTTAATACCCACATGAACTAATATTTGGGAAAGTTTAGAGGTAGCATCAACACTAAAAGTTAACTCTTTTTTCTTCTTTATTGTTTTTATTTCTTTGGCACTAAAAGTAAATTTTGCTGCGCCAGTATCAGGATCTTGGACTATTTTCATTTATTTGGTCTCCTTTATGGTCTTTATAAGGTCCTTTAGCATCTACATAATGTAGAAATACTTGCATATGATAATCCCCAGGAAAAGCCTCTCTCCAATGCTCGACATCACAACCATTATATATTACGGCATCACCAGCTTGTAGAACTAAAGGTTTACCATCCATGTATATTGGCCAATCGTAATGATCAGAATCAATACAAACTGTTGCACTAATTTCACATGAAGGACGATCTTTGTGTTTTTCTAAAATAGCATTGTATGTATAACATCTCCAAAAAGTATAAGTTTCTAGCAGATCAATACCAGTTGCTTTTTCAAAAATAGGTTTTTTTAATTCTAGGATTGTTTGCATTAAAAGATCTTTATAAAAGTAAGTATCACCGTTATTATTTTGCATTACGTCAAAGCTATCAAAATTTTCATAATGTCTTTTTTTGCAGTATGATCTAATCAGAGCTATCTCATCTTGGCTTAGTAAACCTGGAACAAATTTATATGATAATTTATTTAAAGCAACCATGATACTAATACAAACCTCTTTCCTTTTGTGACTGGAGTTACTGAGTGTGGATATAAAAAATTTGAAGGCCAAATAATTACTCTGCCAGGTGCACTTGTTACTGTTTTATAAACCTCTGAATTTTTATCAGGATTATGAAATCTTAAATCCCCACCCTCATAATCATTATTTAAAAAATAAATTATACTTAGTGTCCTAGGCACATCGTGACCATGATCAACGTGAGGAACGTAATGTCCTCCTTCACCATATTTCAAGGCAGTAACATTAGTAATTCTTTGTGCTAACGTTCCTGTTGCGCTACCTACATCTTTTTCATACTTATGCGCACATTGTCTGAATACATTTGTCAAAAAATGTGTCCAGTGAGTATCTGTCATAGTGTTTTTGTTTCCAAAATCATGTGTTTTTGTGTCTCTAACTTTTTTATGAACTTCACGTTTTTTTACATCAGAACCAACAATTGAGGCATCGTAGAAATCACCTTTATCATTTAAATATTTTATTAATGATCCAATTATTTTAGGGGATAATGTATTGTCATACACTTTTATAAAATCTTTTAATTCCATTTTTTTTTACGCCAAAATAGTTTTTGATAGTTTTTGTATAAATGTCCTTTTAATTTAACAAGTCCACTCATAAAATTCAACCTTGGTCTTTCCTCTACAGAAGATGTCCAATTGTCTCTTTTAAAAGGTATTACTTGTGCATAAGGTGTTCCCCTTTTAATAATCGTATCTAATTCATCATACTTTGATCCATTTACAACTATTGGAAAATTAATAGTTGAAGGATATAGGTCCGTATCTACAATGCCAGGTATTATTTGAAACCTATCTTCATCACTGTGTAAAGGTGGTAAAAATAAACATGAGTAACCTGGTGGAGTTTGTATCATAATAGGATTTAAAATTTTAATAATTGGTTGAGATTTATTTTGTTTGACATATGGACACTCAGTTCCTAATTGATGCACGGGGTGAGCTTGAATTATAGAATCATTAACATTTAGCATAAATCCTCTGCAAAGTGTTTCTACGTCAGAATATGAAAAACCTGTAAAAGTGTCTCTTTTACCATCTTCTTTTTTTACATTAAAACGCAAAATCATATCTTGTGGCATTTTTAAAAGATATCCTGCTGTTAAAGAATCTAAAAAAGGCATGCATCCTTTCAAAGTTTTACTATTAATTTTATGTTTTAATTTTTTATACCAATCAGGTATGTTTTCAGAAATAGGAACAGGATCTATATCTTTAAATATTTCATGTGTTGAATTTGGATATATGAATTTTATGTGTTTTGATGATGAAAACATCATCCACTTATAATATTAAAAACAGTGTAATGCAACAAAAACTCCATTATCTTTAAGTTCTTTTCTTAATGGTGTTCTTGGATAAGTCTGATTATCTACATCTACTGAGTTTAAGTAATTTAAACAAGCCTGTGCTTCTGCTATTTTTGAGTGATTTGTTTTGTATGCCACTTTTCCTTCAAGCGTAGCTTTGAATACAGAAAAATCATTTTTGTATTCATCTTCAACTTCTTGTGTTTCGTCAATGGTGTTTGTCACAAATGAAACATTGTTTCCATTGCATTCTATTGCACTTGTACCATCGAAAAAGTTGTCATAATCTGAATCACTTACTTCAATTACAGTTAAACCTTCTTTGTTATTGATGTAACTTTCATCCGCCTCTGTTTTAGTTGCGTGTACGCAACCACAGGGTTCTAAATCAGGGCTAGAAAAAAATAATTTTGCCATTATCCTATATCCTCAAATATCATAAAACCGCCAAGTGAACCAGTATTTTGCGTTTGCCCTGCACCACCTCCAATTTCTTGTGCTTCACCAGGTATCAAAGCTGCTGATGCGTTATTAACTGTAGGAAAGTACGCATAGCTGTTATCAGGAGAATTTGTCATTGGAAATTTCATCATAAAATATCCAACTCCGTCACTATTTGCAGCTGTATTGCCATCAGGTTTTGTAGAAAAATCATAATCTGGATCTACGGGTCCAGTGTTTGCTCTGCCTGGAGCACCTGGTCCTGGTGAACCACCCGATCTTCCTGATTGACCACCTGTGCAAATGATGTTTGTGTTCCAAACAACTGGGTTACCGTTTGTAAATGGTTGTGTAGGTCCCATAGGTTGTACTGGGATGGCACCAATAGAAAAAGGCACAGAGTACGGTTGTGAAATTGGAATTACAAATAAACCAAATCCACCGTGTCCTCCTCTTGTGTTTGCTGGACCAGGGTTAGATTGATTCGGTCCTCGGCCTCCTCCACCGCCTCTTGCGTATAAATGAATTTTAGAACTGTTTGGATTTGCAGTAAATGTGCCCGACTTTCCGTTCGTAGTGTCTACTAAAAGTGGTGAGGGTGTTATTTGATCGTTACTAGTAATCATTGTAGTAAGTCTCATATTTCCTCCACCTGCAGTTCCTGTTGACGCTGCGGTTAATCTTCCGTCCTCATCAACTGTAATTGAAGCAAGTGTATATGATCCTGCTGTTACTGCTGTAGATTGTAATTGGCTTGGTCCAACGGAGTTGGCTGCCATTTTTGTTAAGGTTACGTTTGATTGTGTAATTTGATTTGATGTTACAGAGTTTGCTGCAAGTTTAGCTGTAGTTACGTTTGACTGTAGAATTTGTGCAGTTCCTACAGAGTTTGTTGCCATTTTATTTTGTGTAACGTTTGATTGTAAAATTTTTGCAGTTGTTACAGCATCAGATGCAATTTGAGCTGCAGCTATAGTTCCACCCATAGTGTCTAAAGAAATTTCTTTTAAATTTGTGCCGTCTGCATAAGCACCAAATATCGCTGCTCTGTCAGGAGAAAAACCTGTTCCTGAAGCAGTTTTAATTGTTAAGTTAGTTGGATTAGTTAAACCTGTGCAATCAAAAATATAATATTTTTCTATGCCATCAGGTATCGTACAAACTGTGCTAGATGCAATAGATGCAGTAGCAAATTTGATTACCATATTTCTTGCGTTCGATAAAGTAGCATTACTCATTACCAATGCTAAAGTTCCACCGCTTGATAATGTAACTTGTTCAAAACCTGCAATAGCTTGTTGAACTAAATTTAAATTTGTGTTTGTTTTATCACCCCAAGTACCAGCGTTTTGGCCAGTTACCATTAATTCGAGTTTTAGATCTGTAGAATAAGCTGACATAATATCCTTATTTTAACAAAATTAAGCGGCTCGATCAACCTCGGTCCAAACATTATTTACACCAGGATCAATTTCTGCCCATGCAGTTACATTAGCTGAACCAATATTTGCTGTCAACCCTATACCAGTTAACGGTATGTTTGCAGTTCCTGTGGATGTTGTAGAACCAATAGCACTTGTTAAATTAAATCCAGTAATTCCCACTAATTGTCCAGGTATCTCAGCAGGCGTACCTAAGCTTAAGGCAGCTGCCTGACCAGAAACTGGTTCAAATGTGCTTTGCTGTAAACTTATAGATCCTAATGTTAAGGTTGCTTGTATTCCTGTTACATCTACACCTATCTTTAATCCTGCAACAGTGTTACCAATTCCAGTTTGTAATAAACCAGCGGTAGCTGGTGATTCAACAGTAGACTGTACTAAACTTTGTGAACCTTGTGAAAGAGTCATTGCATCTTCACCAACAAAGACAAAAATACTTGAATCTATTTGTATTGAATTTAAACCTTGAGTTATAGTTAATAAATCTAATCCCGAAACAGAAACAGATACGTCTGTTTTAGGACTTACAGCATTAATAGATGATGTCAATGTCTGACCAGTAGCTTGTGCTGAGAATGTATCACCCCAAGCTCGGTTACCCCAACCGCCTCGGCCCCAACCAATTTCTACTAAACCTTCAGCGGTTACTGAGCCAATTGCAGAAGTTAACCCTTGACCTTGTGCAAGTACATCACCTGTTATTCCCCATGATCCAGATCCCCAAGCAGGTCTACCCCAACCTTCACCTGCTCCAGCAAATGCTTCTTCTCCTACCGATGATGTTACTGAAAGTCCTGTAAGTTGAACTGTGGTGCTTGATGCATCGCCCCAGTTACCTTGTCCCCATGTCAGTGCTCCCCATGTATTAGCCATGAAGAACTCCAAACGGAATACCCGCTATAGAAAACAAATTAGTAATGTTAACCATAGCAGGTACCTCCTTTAAATTATGCGATTCTCAATATTGCTGCACTCGTTGTAAATGCTGGAAACTGAATAGTAAAAGTTCCTGCAGTTGCAGTTTTGTCACCGCCAAAATCTAAAACAGCCACAGCTTTATCAGCGTTAGTGTCGTTGTAAATTAAAGCTCCTCTTGCTGTCAAAGTTACTCCCACAAAAGATAAATCAGCAAAGTCTGTAATAGCTGTGTTAGTAGCTAAAGACGTTCCTGTGTTTACAAGTGCTTTACCACCTGAAGAGTATCCACCTGATGGTGAAGATACTTCGTTACCCGTTGTAAAAGATGTTGTCGATTTTCCTAAAGTAGCCGAGTTAGTGTACATTGATAGTTTAAATGAGTTACCACCTGGGTTACTAAAATTGTGAGTTGCTTCTAATAATTCTTTTTTAAAAGAATTACAAATTGCGTTAGTTGTTATTGCCATTTTTTCTCCTTAATTAAATTTATGGTGACGGTGAAGGTATTTTTATTCGAGGAACTCCACTGTCGTACTCTCCTCTTCTTCGTCTACCCATTTGCTGTAGACCAAAAGCTTGTATG